CCGATGACGGTCTTACTCGTCTCCCGGTCCCAATCGAACGTTGCCCGCAGGTGGAGGAACTGCGCGAACACCTCGTCATTGACGAGGACGGGCTTGAATGCCCACTGGTCGGCAGTGATGTGCAGCACCGCAGCGCCGTCAAACTCCGGCATCGGCTCACTCGACCCGTCCGGCGCAACGATGCGGTCGGCGTAGGCGTATGCCGCCATCTGTAGGGCCACATCCGGGTAGGTGGCCTTAGAGGTCTTCCAGTCGGCCATAAGGAGCGCGGGAGTGCCCGAACGGTCCGGGGTCGGTTTGTTGTCCTCGTCGAGCCACACGCGGAGGATGGCGTCAAAGGATCCGGCGTACTTGTGAGTGTCGGACCATGCCACATCCTCAGCGCGGACTAGCTCGGGGTTGACGACCTCAAGGAACTCGGCGAAATGCCGGACGTACGGCGCGAGGTCGGGGTGAACGCGCCCGATGAGTTCGCCACGGATCATCCGCTCAAACAGATCGTGAGCGGCCGAGCCAACATCAGCGCGCAGCTTGGTATATCGGCGGGCTGCATTCTTGAGCCAGTCGACGGCCCCCTGTCGGTCGCGCTCCGCCATCTGCCCGACGAACGGCAGCGAGTCAACGGCGAGTTCGGCGACCATCTTGGCATTCCAGAAAGCCAGGAACGGCTTAGGGAGCATGCCGATTACCGAGGTGACCCCGGGGACCTTCTCGGCCGTTTCGTGGTCGACGTAAAAGCGGGACCCTCCCCGCATGATGGTTCGGACTGTACCGGCCATGGAAACCCCTTTGGGTCGTGGTTGCTTACACGACCACTTGAGAGGGGTTCTCTAGCTGACGGTATGGCGAATCGAGGGGCTGTTTCGGTTTCTCTTAAGGACTTCTATTGGGATACCTAGATCAGTATCTAAAACGTCATACCGTCATCCTCTCCCGCTGAGTCGCTCATATGAGCGCCGCCGGCTGCTCATTTGAGCAAAAGCCGTGTGCGGCCGTCTGAGGGCATGAGAAAGCCCCGCCGGGCCGAGGGGGCCTAGCGGGGCTGTAAGGCTGCGAGAGGGGCTGTTACGCCTCAGTCGGTGCCGATGTGGCCGTGACAGTCGGGGCACCAAATCCCCAGGAATGTCGGGCCGTTCAGCACGGCCTTAGGGGTCTTGCCGCACAGCGTGACCCGAGCGCCGTCGAGCCACCCATGGGCCCAGAGGTCACCCTCAGCGGCAACCTCCTGAAACGTGTCTGCCTCCCACTGGAACCCCGGACCCTGGGGGTTGCGTCCACGGGCAACCGCCTCGTCAATCTCCGCCGATGTTTGGTCCCGACCCTGAAACGCCTTTACTTGCTCCCACACCTCCGGGGATGCGTCGGGCAGCGTGAGGGGGTTTCGCTTGGCTTCGGCCTCAGCCTCGACGTCACGGTTGTCTCGGAACTGCGGTAGCTCTGAGATCTCACCGAGGCGCGCGAGGAACTCTTCCGGGGTCCCCTTCCAGCCGGGCGGCACCTCCCCACGATCGGGCGTGAGCGAGGCTTCCAGCCGTGCCGCGCGTTCAGCGTCGGCGTGTTCCAGAACGGCATCCCCGTGCCGGTGCTCCTCCTCCGTGTAGTGAGTCAGGGACTCCCCCGGCTTACAGCACTCGGCGCAATGCATGCGGAACGTCGGGGAACACACGAGGTGGCCGCCGATCACTGTCATGGTCCATCGGGGGCGCGTCCGGCCACACCCAACGGTGGTGCACACGGTTGGGGTCTCGTCGCGCTCCTCGTCCTCACGCGTCTCGGTCCAGCGGAGCCGGTAGGTCTGATCGTCCATCTTCTCTTTGAAGTCCCGGAAGTCCTCACAAGCGCGAGCCGCTTCCCACACCCGCTCCCATGCCTCGTGCTGCACGTCCCACCGGTCTTGCGGATGCTTGTCCCCCACCCGGGCCGTACCGTCGTACGCCTCTTGAATCTTGAGCCGTCCGGTCTTGCGGTTGGCCTCGTGCTCGCCACCGACCCAACCGGCGAACACATACCCCGCCGCCTCGTCCGCAGTGAGCACTACCGGCACTCCCCCAACCGGGCCGGTCACCTCGTACGTGGCTGTTTCGGTCTGCTTCTCGGTCATGGTGTCCCCTCCTAACGGGAAGGGGCCCCCGGGCGATGTGTACCCAGGGGCCCCGGTCTGACGGTCGGTTAGATCAGAGCCTTGCGGAGTTCCTTGAGCTTGTCCTCAAGGTCCTTGATCTCCCCCTCAAGCTTGCTCTTCTCGTCCTCGTCCTCAATGGTCTCAAGGTACGAGATATCAAACTTGTTGATGAGCTTAGCGAGCCCCGCGACGAAAACCTCAGCCTTCTTTTCCGGCGCGGCATCCTCGACCTGCTGACCCGTGGTGCGGATGGCCTCACCGTTCCCGCCCTCAGGCTCGGCGACCGCTCCGCCTCCCGCCTCAATGGCGAGCTTGGCCTCAGCGGCGAGCTTGCCCTTTTCCTGCTGACGCTCCTTCTCGCGCTCAAGGGCAGACTTGGGCGACAGCTTGTAGAACTCAAACACCGCGTCGGACGGCTTAGCGTCGGGGTGCGCTTCCTTGACCTTGCCGAAGTGCTCGGCGTACTCCTCAGGGCTCGCGTCCAGCGCCCGGACGTAGCTCACGAGGACGTCAGACATCTGGTACTGCGTGGCCTTGACCATGGCGGCGACGGCCGCACGTACCTCGTCGTCGGTGCCGTCGAGCTTGCTGCCCGCAGCCTTGTACATGTCGCTAGCGGCGAGCTTGGCAGCCTGCGTCTGCGCCTTGAGGTCGGGCAACCCGCTCTTGTTCTTGAGCCTCAGCCTCATGTCGAGGATGACCTCAGCGACGCTACGCGCAGTCTGGCTTGCCTTCGTGTGCGCGGCGACACCCTCACGGATGCGCTCCGCGCCCATGTCAACAAGCTCAGTGAGACCCTCGGCCGTCTTGTAGTCGACCGTTTCGAGGTTGACGACCTCAGCCTTGGGGGCGGGCTCAGCCTCAGCCTTGGGGGCGGGTTCGCCCTTGAGGGCCCCGGTGAGGTTGGCTCGCAGCGCGTTGCGCTCCCCCGCCGGAAGCGAGGCAATCACGGTGTCTGCTTCCTTGCGGAGCGCCTCAGCGCCCTCAGCGTCCTCCCCCGCCTCAGCAAGCGCCCGGACAGCCTCAGTCAGCTTGGCGACGATCTCACGCTTCTCAGCGGTCGTCGGCTTAGCAGTCTTCTCGGCGGTCACAGTCTCAGTCACAGTCACAGTCTCCTCGTTCTTGGTACGGACAGCCTCGCACGCCTTGCAAACTGCGGCGGGCTCACCCTCGATGGCCTTACCCTTGCTCGCGTCCTTGCCGCACAGAGTCTTGGACATGTCCTCGGCCAGAAGGTGTCCGGTCTTGCCAGCGCCGATCTGAACGTAGGTGCTCATGTTGTGTGCCTCCCCTTGCTGCCCGCCGTTCGGGCTTGCGTTGCCAACTGTAGTGGTTGCGCCGTTGGTGTGCAACTCACCTCCCAAATTTGGGAGGTCCCCACCCTCGTCGTCGTCACTGGAGAGGCCAGACTAGCGGACCGGGCGAGAGGCTCGCAACCACCTCCCAAATTTGGGAGGTCAGATTCACTCGAACGGGTGACGGGAACGCAAAAACCCCCCATCCCGAAGGATGAGGGGTCAGTACGGTCACGCACGGGTGACGAGGGCGTCAGCCTTGAGCCGTAGCTCATTGATCATGCTGTCGTTGTAGACGATCTGATGAGGCACCCACGTGTTCAGCGCCGTTTCACTCTCGTGCGCCATTTGGGCTATGCCGGGCCGTACGACCCGCACCGTTTGGAAACCGACGCCGTCCAGCGTGAGGGCCTCGTCGAGATATCGGCAGTCGGTCACGACTACCGGCTTTCCGGCGGTTTCCCAACGGGCAATCTTGCCCATGGCGACGCTAAGCCAGAATCCCGGAATCTCGTCCCGTACGGTCTGTCCCACGTTTTGAAGAACCCGGCGCACTTCCGGATAGCGGTCCTTTGCGTATTCCCATCCGGTGTCCGCGACGAGGCGGGAAAGCCGTACAGGCGGCATATCCGGGAATGTGGCTATCAGCGGGTCAATGCGGAGTGCCATTTCCTTGAGCGGATCGGCGAATGCGACGCGCACGTACCCGTGACGCTCGACGAGGCGTGACGCAATGGTGTCTTTCCCACTACGCGCACGCCCCATGAGTGCGATGTTCGGCAAAACCATGTCGGCAACCTCCGAGGTTGGGTGTCCCCCAACGTCAGAGATGGCCTCTCTACTCGCCGTAAGCGTCGGTCCAGTAGGCGTCAGCAGTCTTAGTGTTCTCAACCCGCTGTACGGCCTCACCGGTACCGAGGATCGCCGCAGCAACGGCGAGTACGGCCTCAGTCGGCACGTCGGGCAGGAAGTGTGCGACCACGGGCAGTAGGGCCACGATCAGGCCATAGATGCGCGCGGGATGCGACTTTAGGAAGTTCATGTTTTCCTCACTCTGCGTGAAATTTTGACCCCGGAGCCGGCATAGGGCATAGCCGTACGTAATCGGACATCCGGGGGCATACGGTGGTTACGCTCAGCGAATCAGGGTCACGGCCGCTGAGGCTAGCCCGGCAACGGTCGCGACAGGCAGCGCGTAACGCCACGCCTCAAGCTTGCGCAACCGCTGTTCGTGGTCATCGAGTTGCTGCGCCACACCCTCACTCGCTTGAGTCAAGCTCCGGACGTCCTCACGTAGCCCAACAATCTCGTCGTAGATCTCCCGAGCAGAGATCGTCACCCCTAGGGGGTCTCTCTCGTCCATGACCTAGCCCTTGACTATGAATCCGTGCTTTGCGCCGAGCTTGCCGAGGGAGACCTTGCCGGGGATTCCGTCGGCGGCAGTACCTCGGTAGCCGAGACGCTTTTGCCATTCTCTGTAGGCACCCTGGGTGCGCTTGCCGAACGAGCCATCGACGTACTTGCCATCGAGGAGCCCCTCAGCCTTGAGCGCCCTCTCTACGACGAGGACGTCAGCCTTGTACGTGGTCCCGCCGTCCGGTAGCCCGGGGTCACGCTTGGACGCAGCGATGACGCGCCGCAGTGACACGGACGGCTTAGCCGGGACGGTCGGAGGCTTCGCAACCACCCTCGGCGCAGCCTTGAAAAATGCGGCCTTATCGACCGCCCCCGGGTCCCAATGGTCATTGCCGGGGATGTTGCTGTGCCCGTAGTGGCCACCCTTGGAAAGCCACACGTCACGAGGACGGTTTCCGTCGCCGTAGTGGTCGGCAAGATGACCGGCGGGCCACACATCCGGCACACCCCAACTGCGGATTGCAGCCATGAGCTTGCGGAAGTTGGGACCGGGCTTCCAGTAGCCCGTAAAGGGCGTCCCAGCGCGCGCGAGCACCTCGATCTGAATGCACACTGCGCCGACACGGTTGGTACGCGTCGCACCATCGTTCTTGAGCGCTCGCGCCGACTCATTCAGCGGGCCGAACTGCCCAATGCGGTCAGTCGTCGGGTCGTACAGGATGTGCGGCTCATCCGCGCCGCTGATAAGCACCCGCGCGACGGCATCGAACGCACCGTTACCCGCGCCGCTCTCGGTCGTGTGCCACACCGCACGAGGCGGCTTCCCCGGGTAGTCCATGGCCCCACCGATGGAGCCCTTACCTAGGCGCTCAGCGCCCTCAATCCAAACGGTACTCAAGAACTCTCCCTATGCGTTGATGAAACGGGCTCGCAGGTACGTGTAATGGGATACGGCGGTATGCAGAGAGATTGAACCGGCAAAGTCGTGCAGCCCACTCAGTTGGAAATAGTCACCCGCTACGCACTGTCGCCACCCCTTGAGGTAGACCTGTGTCGAGTTGTTAGGCGCGATCGGGTTGTACTGCGTGTCAATGTCCGCAGAGGCGTTCATCTGAATGCGAGCCGCGCGATAGGTACCGCTTGAAACGTTGGCATACCGCACCTGACCCTCGATGAAATACAGGCCCGGGGTCACGATCGTTATCCGGCCCGGGGTGCCGGTCGTGTACATCCCGTCGTTGTCGTAATTCTCAGTGTCTAGCGCAACTACCTGCCACGTTGCGGCGGTCGTAATCGCGGCAGCGGCCGTCATGTACGCGTACGCCGCTGGAACGGCCTTATAGAAGTTGCCAGGGTCGCGCATATTGGCGTTCAGCGTCGCCGCTGTAACCGTCTCTCCGGCGTTCCACGTCTTGAGTGTGGGGATGGTTGCCAAGGGTCGTCCTCCGAGGGGAGCACCTCCCAAATTTGGTAGGTGCTCCCATGGCTAGTAGGCGAGAATCGTGGTTGCGTCGAGGATCCCGTTAGTGACGTCCTCAACGACCCACACATCAGAGGCGGTTGCGGGCGACAGGGACAGGGCCGTGACCCACTGCGAGGTGCCGCCATTGACTGAAACAGTCGTGTCGATAGCCTCGACGTAGAACTCATAGGTCGGTGCAGGCGCGCCTACAGGGAGGTCGGTGAGCTTGACCCGGTCGCCAATCTCGACACCGAGCACAACGGGAAACAGCGCGTTCGTGGCCGATGCGTTGAGGCTCACCTGATCGCACCTGACGATAGGTTCCGCGTAGACGTTAAGCAGCGAGTACGCCGCGTCAGTCACGGCCGAATCGCCGGTGATGCTTAGCTCAAGGCTCTTGCTCTTGCGCCCGAACGCAGCGATAGACGTACTGTCGCGAACCGTGGCCGAAACGCCGCCCGTTCGCGTGTAGTTGACCTCGTTGATGACCTTGTCATCATCCATTTGGAACGAGAGGCCCGGCTCGTACGGTAGGCCGTTGCTCTCCCCCAGGGTGTACCTGATCGGGGCCGACTGTCGGCGGGCTCGGTTGTGATAGGTCAACCGGCCGTCGCCGTCGATAAACGTGTATCCGGACGCATCCTCGGCCGCCGACTGGATCACCTCAAGGGCAGTAGTCGCAGCCTCCCACGTGGGGGCCAACAACGTGCTGAGGGAAGGGTCGAGGGACAAGTCACCCTGGAAACCAGCGTACGAGGCGAGCCGGGACAGCCGGTCGGCCTCCCCCTCGGGATAGTCCGCTCCGCCGTTGCTGCCGAGCTTCCAAAGGTCGGTTATCTCAGTCGTGCTGAGATGCCGGTCCCATATGCCCAGGTGCCCGTAACGGCCGTTCGCGTACTCGGTGTAAATGCCGCCCGCCTGCTGTCCCGCGAGCGAACTCCACTTCATATCGCGGAGATCAGTCGACCCCCCGGCCGAGTCTGAGTCCATGGACGCGCCGTTTACGAACAGCGTGAAGCTACCGCTTGAGACCGTGGCGCAGATGAACGAGGGAACGGACGTCGACAAGAACACGCCTCCAGCGGACGAGGCAACAACCGCTGATGTGCCGTCCGCCCACCCGACCTCACACTCAAGGTCGCCGATGGAAGTCAGCCGGAATGAGACGAGACGACGCGCCGCATCATCCCAAGCCTGAAACAGCGTCACGTAACCGGAGCTAGGCCGAACCGCGAGCGCCCAAAACGCGACGCTCAACTCTTCCGCGAGAGGGTATGTGCGCCTGCCACTATCGTTGAAGTCAACGACCGTTCCCTTGTTGCTCGCGATGTTGCCTAGGCTGTAAGCCGTGTCCGCTTCCTTGGCAAGTACGGATGTCGCACCGAACGCGGGAGTGCCTCCCCCGTACTTGGAAGCGACGAGGGCGCCGGGCATCGAGTCGTCATAGGTGTTTGCAACCTTGGTAGTCCCGGCGGTGTCCGTGAGGGACCAGTACCCGACAGGGAAACTCGCCAACACCGCTTGCTGGTACGGCGTATGCAGCTCGGTCGTGCCGAGCACAGAGAACCCGTCCGTGGCCGATACCTCGCACGTCGGTACGAGGGTGTCCAGTTGCACGGACCATTTCTCGATGTAGCCGAAGAAAACGGATCCGCCGGGGGTCCACGCCGATGCCGACGCGCCCGCCTCTAGCTGCACCTCGTCCACAAAGAGACTCGCGTTATTGTCGCCGCCGGACGTGCCTATTTCGATACCGGCCCATGCAACACCCGCCGGGCATACACCCGTCACGCTGAACGCGACATACGACCCGTTAACTAGGGTGATCTGCCCAGTGCTACCGCTGGAGTTGTTGAAAGATCCGTCAGCCTTGTACCAGCGGATACGCGCGCGAATCTTGGTAGCAGGCGAGCCCGTGGCCAGCATCACTTGACCGGACGCAGTGTAGGAAGTGCCGGGCACAACCTTGGCTAGGCCCGTGGGCACGTTGACAACCTTGTACCACCAAGACCACCCGGTCGTGTAGGTCTTGGACCTACCGCACCAAAGTGAACTAGCCCAATCCGCCGTGCCGTTGTTGCCCATGTTGGCCCGGATAGCACCCGCACCACTCTTGGCATTCGCCGTCCCCCAAGCGACGGATCCACCAGCCTGCGACACGGTAAACGCGTCTGTCGAGCGGGTCACGTCGCCGCCGGTAGCCGTGTCCTTCGGCAGTAGGTTTGCCGTGCGGACACGCACGCGCCGACGAGGCACGATGTTGGGGAAAAACGGGGATGTGCTCTTGCCGGGGGTGAACCGGCCGTCGTAGTTGTCGAGGGTCAGAGCCAGGGTCCCAGCCTCGATGCGGTTCAACTCGTCATTTCGTCCGCGCCGAACCTTGAGATCTGTGACTCGGTCCGTGATGTCTGTCCACGTGTACGAGGTGGAAAACGGTCCCCCGTCAAAGGCCACCTCGACCGTAGCCGCTGGAATTGCCAACGTAGTACCTCCTGGAACATTAGAGAGGGAGCACCTACCAAATTTGGGAGGTGCTCCCTCTTACTAGAGGCCCGTACGTCCGCCGTTCCGCTTGCCCGTACGGACAATCTCGTCACGGACGGCACCCGCGATTGCCTTGGCTAGGTTCTGCTCCGCAGTGACGTTGCCAGCCACGTGCACGTGCACGATCGGCTGAGACGCTGCACGGCCGCCTGAGACGCTCGCAGCCTCGACGGCACTCCTAGCTAGCCGGTTAGCCGGACGGGTCGCAGCGAGCCGATTGACGGCCGCCTGTACGTCCTCGGCGGTGTCGTCGACGCCGAGCGCAAGACCCCTACCGACCCATACACCCTGAGTGCGGAATACGCGGCTAGGCGAGTGAATGCCTAGCTCCTTCTTGAGGGTCTTAACCATCTTCTTGGCTAGGTTCTCAATAGCCTTGGTTAGCGCCGATTCCTTGGACTTGAGCCCGTTGACGAGACCCTGAGCGGCATGGATTCCGGAGTTGTAGTAGTCCCCCGCAACCTTGGCACCGAGCGCGTCAGACTGCTTACCAATCTGCGCGTACACGGAGTTGATGGCCTTGACGTCCGCGCCGCTGGAGTTCAACAGTGCAGCAGCCATCGGCCCACCCTGCTCGGGACCGGCCTGCGCAATCTCGTTGATGATGCCGTTACCGAAACCGCGCTTGTGCAGCGTGGCAAGGTTCTGACGGAACTTGACGATTGCGTTGAGCCTGCCGCGCAACCGGGACAGAATCGCGCTAGGCGAGTTGTCCGCGCCGTCATCGGTAGAGAATGCGTTGGTGAACGCGCCGAACTCACGGGCCTTGCTCGACACGGACGAGGCCATATCGGATTTAGCCTTTTGGAGGTCAGCTAGCTTGGTCTGTGCGCTCTTGAGCTTGGCCGCCACCTTCTCCCGGTCCTTCGCGAGCGTCATCAGCTTGCGGTTTTCCTTGCTGATGTACTTTTGCAGCGACGAGGCGCGAGCCTTGGAAATACCGCCCGCCCGGAACGCCTTAGTGACCAGGTCGTGCAGCTTGTTACTCGTCTTCTCGACGCTCTTGGAACCGCCGAGCATACCGACGACGAGGCCTCGAACAATCCACTTACCGATGTCCGCCATGACGCGCGACGGCGACTTAATGCCCATCGCATGCCGGATCGGCCCCGGGATGTGGTCAACGATTGACTTTGCGGCACCGAGCACAGTTCCGAGACTGTTCTTGATGCCTCGCACTAGACCGGCAATGATGTCCTTACCGATCTGCACAAGCTTGCCGGGCAGCGAGCGGAAAGCCGTCGTGATCTTCCCGGGAATGCTTCGCGCGACCGTAGCGATACGAGAGGTCATAGAGGAAACGGTCGTCCGCAGCCCGGACCACCCTCGTGACCAGAGTCCGCGAATGAGCGACATGCCACGGCCGATGATCCCGGAGATTGCGCTAGACCATGTCGACACACCACCTCGGATGAACGAGATAATGCCGGTGAACACAGACCGGATACCGGACCAGCCCGCACGCCAAAACGTCGCGATTCGCAGCACGCCACCACGAACGGCACTTAGGAGACTGCCGTAAATCCACACCTTGATAGCGCCGACAATGAAATTCCAGACACCAACGAGTATCTGCTTCACGCCGAGCCAGGCTTTGGACCAATTGCCGGTGAAGATGCCGATAAACACGTTCGCGATACCCTGGATAATGGTCAGCGTGCCGCTGATCACACCAATGATGCCGGACCAGAGACCCTTAAGGGTGTCGATGACGATTGGGCCGAGGAACTTCCAGAGGATCGCGAGGATCGGCCCAAGGAAGTTGATCGCAGCGCCGATAGCCTGAGCGACCGTCGCAAAGACTTGCCCGAACTGCGTAATGACCGGCTGCGCCTGCTTGAATGCCCAGACAAGCAGCGGCGCGACGGTCCCCTTAATGAATCCGGCGAACCGCGATATCTGAGGCATGATCGTGGATATGAGGCTGATGACAGCCGGGATGATCACACCCTGAATGACCGCAACGATCTGCTTGAACACCGGAATGACGGCCCGACCCACCATCATGAGCGCCGGTAGGACGTCCGCACGGAAGATGCCGACCAGTCGCATGATGACAGGCATCAACTGCGCGATGTTTTCCCGCATTTTCGGCATGAGGGTGCCGCTGACATAGTCAGAGACGCGCCGCATCACTGGCATAACCGTGCCGCCGAATACGCCCCGGATCTTATCCGCTAGCGGACCGATCACCGACCCAGCGTGCTGGAATGCCGGAACCATGACGCTCGCGAGCCCTTGCACACCGGTTGTGATCTTCGGCAACACCTGCTTAATCAGCGGGAAGAACGCAGTCATCATCTTGCCTAGGGCAATCTGCGCCGTGTCCTTGAGCGTCGACCACATGCCGGAAACGCTGTTGGCCTGCTCTTTCATCATGCCGCCGAAATCCTTATGCATGCCCTTGCGTAGGGCCTTCATAGCGGTATCGGCGCTGATGAGTCCCTTCTCGCCGAGCTTCATGGTCTCGGGCACGGACTTGTGCAGGTAGTCAGCGAGGTACTGCCAGCCACGCACACCGTTCTCGGTGAGCTGGAGCATTTCCTGTCCCATGACTCGACCCTTGGCTTTGATCTGGCCGAGGGCGAGTAGGACGCGCTGAAGCCTTTCAGGCTCGCCACCAAGAGCGGCGACAGCATCGCCTGCATCCTGCAATGTTGGGATGACTTCCTTGGCCTTGAATCCCATTGCCATCATGCTTTGCGAGTACTTAATGACGTCCTGCGACGAGAACGGGGTGACAATGGCGAATTGCTGGAGCTTTTGCAGAAAGTCGGTTGCTTTCTTGGCCGAGCCAAGCATGGTGGTGAAACCGACCTGAGCATTTTCCATCTGAACGGCCGTCTTGGTACCCCAAATGACAGCCGCACCGGCGGCGACACCGAACCCTAGGGCAGCAGTCTTGCCAAACTGCATGAGGCGCCCACCGAGCGCACCCATCCCCCCACCTAGACGACTGGACCGGCGCTCTAGGTTCTCGGCATCCCCGGCAACAGCCCTCAGCGCCCGTTGGGCACTAGCGGCGTTACCGACAATGACGACCCGCAGCGTCCGGGATCCACCCTCAGCCATACTGTGACTCCCTAGCCGATAGTTCCTCGCTCATGTACGAGGCGAATGCGCGATACTCAGCGGCCGTGAGTCGCCGCACCTCGTCGGGAGTCATGCGGTAGAAACGGCAGAATGCGGCTCGCTCCCTTAGCCGTTCTGCCCGTCGTCGTTTCCCGACTCATCATCGACCCCCACTAGCTCAAGCTCGGACACTCGAACGCGCCGAGCGTCATCGAGGGTGAACTCAGGCTTTTCGATGCGCTGCGTGATCCAGATAAGCGCCTTAAGCGCCTTAGTGGTGATCTGCGTCTGCATCTCCGGACGGCCCTTTTCGTCAAGGACCTTCTTGCCGTCGGGGCCGATAACAGGCTTGGGCTGTAGCGCGTCATACAGCGCCACGCCGACAGTGTCCTCAAAGTCCTCAAGGTCGCCGATAGTCAGAACATCGGGGTCAATGCGAAGTGCAACGGTCTCAGCCATTTGGAAATGCCTCTCCTGCGATGCGGTCAATAGCCCGCATGTATTCGTTGATTAGCTCCGGCCCCTTCTCACGAATGGAAGGGTGGAGGAAATAGCCGGGTCCGCCGTCCCAGCTCATGAACTGATTGCCGCGCCATGCGCGGAAGCCTCGCGCGATCTTCCCCGTGTGGGTGCGCTTGCGTGCGCCGAACTCAGCGCCGAGCGCATAAGGGGCTCGCGCGGATCCGAGACGGACAGCGGCGTAATTCGCTGTCTTTGTAGCTCTCAGGCTTCGCGCTGCCGCAGCTTGCTGCCGAGACATGCCCATAGCCTTGGACTTGGCAGCATCGGTGAGCTTGTCGGCAACGTCGTAGTTGGCCTGCTTGACCTCGTCGCGTAGACGTCCATCACCTATCGCGGCGAGTGTGCGGGAGAACTGCGCCAGACCCTCAATGTTGGCTCCATAGCCCTGCACAGGCATGACGCAGTCCTCCCCCTAAGCACCTCCCAAATTTGGGAGGTGCTCATTACGTAAGCGACTTGTACGTGATGGTGACCGGCGACGCAGTGCCGTCAGTCATGCAAACTCCGCCAAGCTCAAGGTCGTTGACCTCTCGCCCACCGCTCGAAACCGGACCGGTGTCGAAACGGCCGAACGGGATGTCAATCTTGAGCTGCGAGCCGTCCGGCCCGTCCCAAGTGACGGAGATAACGGCCGTAGCACCCGCCGCAGTAGCCGCAGCAACGCGGTTAATCTGCACGAGGTCGACGAACTCACCCTTGAGGGTGAACTCAAACTTCCGGAGCGCTTCCTCAAGCGGCTCGGACTTGACGCCACCAGTCTTTAGGAAGTACCGGTCAGTCTTGAGGCCGTTGTCGCACTTGAGGCTAAAGTCGGAGATGTTGAACTGCGACCCACCAACGGTGACCGTGCCACCGTTGAACGCCATAACCTTGGTACCTACCGGGTAGGTCGGGGTCGACAGCGCGAGAGGACCCGCACCCGCACCGATCGACTCGGTCGCAAAGTCAAACGTCATGCCGAGCTGTAGTAGCTCGTCAACGGCGTTGGATATCTCCCAATCCTTGACCTTGCCACCCGCATAGGTGAACGGGTGAATGGTGCCGCTGGAAGCAACTCGACCAACCTGCATGGTAAAGCTCTTGCCGTTGAGGTCGCCAACGGTCGCCGTGTGAACGGTGAAACCGCCTCCGGGGGTGCCGTCGGCAACTAGGCCGAGCATGTGCTTTAGCCAGAAGTTGTAACCGTCGGACAGCCACTCAAGCTTGACGTCACCCTCGGCGCCCTTAGCGTTGACGGCGAACCTGTCAGATCGCAGCGCTCGACCACCGCCCGCGCGGATAGCCTCGCTATCGATGCGCTCGTACTTGCCTTCAATTCCCTCGGACCGGTACTCGTAGAACTTGGTCACTGCTACGGCCGTACCGTAGGTCACCTCGTCGACCGCACCAACGTACTGATCGTGAACTGTCGCCACTACTTGGCCTCACCCTTCTTTAGCGTGACCTCACGCCACCCCTGACGAATCAGGTTCTCGGCCGTGACGTCGTCCATTTCGATCGGCTCACCCTTGGTAGCCGTAAGACCGACCGAGGGAACGTCGACCGCCCCGAACGGCCCGTCATAAATCAGCGTCTTCACTAAAGCCTCGCTTTCACCCGTAGGACGCATTCAAGCTGTCCCTCGTACGCGCCGTCCGTGGGGAAGCTCGCTAGCTTTTTCGGCACAAAGTCACTCGTCACAACCGACGAGACCCCTAGGGACGGATTGGCCTTGAGGCCGTTCTCGATGCCAGCGGCCATGCGCTGAACTTCCCTCTCAACTTCCTCGGAAGTCCCGGCGGAAAGCTGACAGTTGATGACGACAGAAACGTTGAACGTCTCCTCACGACTCCGCAGCGTCGCCCACTGCGAGTCGTCCCACAGAACCTCGCCGACGAACACCCAACGGCGCTCAGGGCCCCTCGTCGGGTATCCCCACGTGATCTGATAGCCGCTGAGTTCCGGCTGAGTCTTGACGAGGTCGCGTAGCGCTGCCTTGACGTCAAGTGCGTTCGTTGCCACTACGCCACCCCGAACACGTCGTTGAGGATCCGGTACTTGTAGCGATTCAGGATCGCGTCAACGTCCGGGATTCCTGTCTCGTACCCGTTGCGTCCAGCCACGGCGAGAGTGAAGTTCCCACCCTCAGCGGCGACGAACGCCGTAGCGCGATCCGGGATACCCGAGCGCTCAGCAGTCAGGAGCGAGCGCAAGCGGAGCAATCCGGCGCGTTTGATGTCATCGGGCGGGTACGGGACGCCGTACTCAAGCGTGAGGGTGTACGTAACGCCCTCAGTGAACGCGTAGGGCGCCTGTAGCACCCCGGACGGACTCAGTACCCATCCGGCGGTTGTCAGGGCCCCTGAGGGGTCACTCACGGCTTGCACGGCCGTCACATCGAACAGCGGGACGATCACGGTTTGCGTGCCGTCGCCGTTGAACTGGATTTGCCGCACGCGCTTGGTAAAGCTGCGCCCGGTAATCGTCAGGAACTCATCCTCGACCACCTCGCGGTAGTGGCGGATGTCTGCGGCGGGAAACCGCACAGCGTCGGCAAGGTCCATGTCGGACGCGCGAGCCTCAGGGATGGCAAATAGGAAGTTGCCGACCACCTCAAACGCCGCAGTGTCGACGGCCGTTGCGCCACCATCCCAAGTCACCGTGTACGCGCCGACGGGCTTAGCGGGAATGGTCACGCCCCATGTGCCGCTCACGTTGGTTGCCGCGCCGCTGTAGATGCTCGCGCCGGACGCGTCCAGTACGGTCACCGTCACGGACGAGGGGACCAACACCGTTTCATCATCGAGGAATTGGTGTGTTAGGCCGATAGCTCGACCGCTCAGAAACCGCACAGTGCCCCCTTAGGCAGTCTTGCGAGCCCGGGTGACCTTACGGGTCTCAGTGGTCGCTACAGCGGCTGTCTCGCGCTTCTCAGCGGTCGCCACGGGCTCCGCGCGGTTGTCTCTCACGAGCGACACGGCGAGCCCGCTAGGTAGCTCGACAATGGCGCCCTTAGCGGGGAACGGATCGCCGTCCAGTAGCCCCGGTACATGCTCAAGAATCTTGACTCTCATATGCCCTCCCCTACAGGGGAGCACCTCCCAAATTTGGTAGGTGCTCCCCTATGAATCCGCGACTACGCGGTGACGGTCAGCGCCTTGACACTCGCGGTGTCGAATAGGTCGCCGGAACCGCGCCACGTGACCTTGAACGCCACGACGTCACGGTCAAAGCCGTACTCATCCGAGCGCACAACTCGCAGACCCTTGACCTGACGAATCAGGTACTTGGACGGGTCGCCGTACGCCATGATCTTCGCGCCCGCACCCGTGGTGCCAAAGTTCGGGTCCGTGATGAGCGGCGCGCCGAGTAGGGTGTCAGGCCTGCCCGCAACTAGCGACGGCTGCCACAGGTAACGGCCGGTCGAGTCCTTGAGCTTGCGCAGTGCGGCAACCGCACCATCGGAAGTCATGAACACAGCGTTCTTGCGGTACGGCAGCAGTAGCGCGTGCTGGAGGTCGACGAGGTTGTCAGCGGTCACACCGGCAAGGTTCGCAGCGTTGACGGCACCGGTAGACCGGGTGACCCAGCCCCACGGCTTAGACGTGCCGTTACCGATCATCAGGTCAGTCATGACGGCATCCGCCACGGCCTCACCAGCGTCCTGCGCGAGGATACCGAGGATGTCCAGGGCCGAGTCCGAGACAATTTCCTGCGTGGCCTCAACAATGACGCCGTACTTGTACGCGCCGATGTTGGTCTTGGTCCACGCCTCGTCAGACTTGCCGATCGCGACATTTTCCGTCAGTAGAGCGGCCGTCGGTCGACCGGTCTTGACCGGGTACTCAAGCGTCTCACCGCCGGTCGTGGTCAGCGTGCGCGCGTAAGAGAAAAAGTCCGAGCGCACGCGCATGGCCTCGACGACCTGCGCCGCAAACGAGGTGGGCTTCGTGTTACCAGCGTTGCCCGCAGTGCCCGAAGTAGCGGTACGGATGTCAAAGTCAAGACCCTTGACCTCACCCCGACCAAGCGACCGCAGTTCCTCGGCCTCGTCGCGCTCACCGCCGCGAATCTCGGAGTCACCCCGACCGGTCAGAGCGGCACCGGCACGCGTGGCTAGCGAACGGGCCTCGGTCTCGCGCTCGGCACGCTCGACGTAGTCCCGAGCCTCCGCTTCCTTGACCTGCGCGGCCTTGTCGGCACGCTCAACGCGCTCACGCTTCTCAGCGTCGGACAGCGTCGCGTCGTCGTTGATGGAACGCAGCTCAGAAACAATCTGCGCCCGCTCCTCTAGCGCAGCCTGCGCCATCTTCGCGTAATCCATTTAAGGACCCCTAACTAGGAATTGAGCGGCGACGTAAGGGCCGCGAATGCCGCTACCGGATCGGTAGGCAGCGTGAATACGGGGACGTACAGGCGCGATTCCGTCGCCTCGTCCTCACCGCGAATGACGGCCCGGATCGCTTCTGGCGAATCCAGCCGGGTAACCGAAATACCGCGCTGCTCGGCGAGTAGCTCAAGCGCGCGAGACCCGACACCAGAGGTCGAGTCGACGTAAGCGGGATAGGTAACCGGGCTCACGTCAAAGAGGGAGATCTTGTTCAAGGTGCGGAGCGGAAAGCCGTCATCATCCTCGGCAAAGTCCTGCCCATCGGGGCCGGACACCTTGAAGCCAAACGAGGACTGCGAGACGTCGCCACGTTCCATGGACGTAGCCAGATCACGCGCATACGTCGTGTCCGGCATGTCAACCTCGTAATGCAGCCCCTCGGTATCCTCGGACAGCCGCAGCGTCCCGGACCGATTCCGGCCAAGCACAAGGTTCGGATCGTGGTTGTACAGCGCGCGTACGTCGTCCCGCTGAATGCTGTCTGCGGTCGCACCCATGGCGACTCGCTCGCGGAAACCACCCAGGTTCTGTGACCGGGCATCCCACTTGAGCGCGTAGCCGTAAAACTGGAAGGTGTTCCCCTCGGAGCGCACCTCAAATTCCGTCGGCACGGACCGACGTTCCATCGACACTAGGCCTAACCCCCTTGCTTTGGATCGGGGGCATTCGGTTCCGGCGGAGGTGCGAGAGCAGCCGGAACGGGTGCAGGCGCAACCGCCGGTTTCTTCTCAGCGCCGACCTCAAGGAGGTTTGCCGGGACGTAGAACTTTTGGCCCCACTTCTTGGGAAGCGGCTCCATGTCCTCAAGGGCGCGCACCTCGTCGGCGCTCAGGAAGCCGTTAGATATCGCCTGTGCATAGGCGTGATAGCGGTCAAGCGTCTTAGCGCGTAGTCGCGCATCCACGTTGAAGCGGATGTACTGCTGACCGGCCAGAAGGAACGTCGAAACACTCTGCTCGATGCGCGTAAGCCACGGCATGAGGGTTTGGTCGACAAAGAATTTGTTCTGCTCCTCGATGCCGCTCCCCCACGTGCTCGTGACCTGCGAGTCGACGAGGTAAGCGGGAATGCGGTACAGGAGCGCAATCTCTGTCTTCTGGAAGCGGCGCGTTTCGAGGAACTGCGCTTGCTCCGGAGTCAGCGTGATGGGCCGGAACTGAGCACCGCCGGTAAGCACACCGATCGAGTGAGAGTTCTTCACACCCGCGTGCGTCTTGCGGAACATCTCCCGCAGTAGCTTCGCCTCGTCGGGACGAGGTGATCCGGGGTGCTCGATGACACCCGCCATGGTCGTGCCCTGCTCAAAGAACCGCGCGCCATATTCCTCGGCCGTCAGACCTAGGCCGATTGCCTCGCGGGCAACATCGATCGGCGATACGCCACGACTACACCCCGGAACAGTGAATGCGGGAATGTGCAGGATCGTCGACCGGTCCTGTAGCTTTTCCATCCCGCTCACGCCATAGAGGTTGTCCCCTAGGGGGCCCTCAACGATGTGTACGTCCTCAGGGTGGATGCAGTACAGCGCCGCTACCTCGCCCCGGTCATTCCGGTCGGTATAGATGAACGCGTTGCCGTCCGTCAGGAGCGAGACGACGACTCGATGCCAGAACTCAAACGAGGTTTGATAGAGGTTCGGCTGTCGAATCCAGCGCGGCGAGCGAGTCGAATCGAAATTCTGCCGCCGCCCATTGATCTTCGTGTAGTGGTCGACCGGCAGGGAGGCGATAGCGTCGGAGATCAGGGAGACACACGAGTAGACCGCGATCATCTGAAGCGCCGACTTACGGCTTACCCGACGGCCGGAATTTGTGCGCGTACTGAGGCTAGTGAACTCAGTTTCCCAAGCCTTAGCGGACGAACTCGCCATCACGCTACGCACCTCGTCGCCAATTCGCGAGAAAATGCTCACCGCTTGCCCCCGTCCAGAACCCTGCCGATCAGGCCAAGCGAGATACCGGCGACGACATGCCCGAGAGGGCGCGAAACGTCGTACGCGGCAGTCACGCCAAACCCGAACGCCGAAAGCTGCAAAGCGTTGGGTGCCAAAGCGGAAACGGTGCTGACGAGGGAGCGGCTGAACTTAGTCAGCCGTTCCATGTGACTCCTTAGTCGTCGTCGTCCGGGAAGTAACGCGCTTCCCTATCGCGCTGAGATGCGGGAGTGAGGAGCGCCTCAAGCTCGGCGTCAGAGTGGTTGTCGTTGAAGTTCACGAACGTCACAAAGGCCTCGTCCTCGTCCGGCAGCGCCGTCAGGAAGAACGCGTTAGCCAGCGCGGCGATGCCGTCGATCTTTTCGCCGGAGCGCGCCTTAGAGGGCCGGATCAAACCGTCACCCGTGATGTCTAGCTCGACGTTGTCCGCCATCCAGCGGAGTACCGGGTGTCCCCCGTGCTTGAGGTCGACAGCCGCTAGGGCCGACTCGATTTTCTTGCACGGGTCGTTGAGGCGAGCCGCTGACTGCGGCACCTTGACGGCCGTGAGGCCTTGTCCCTCAAGCTCATTGACTAGCTGCGTGGCGTTCCACGGGTCGTAGCCGAAGAACTTGATTTGGAAGTCCTCGGCGTCCCGGGCGATGTGCCGGAAGATGGCGTTAAAGTCCGTGGTCGGGCCCTCAGTCACCTTGAGGTGCCCGTCTCGCTCCCACACCTCGAATGAGCTACGCATGTTGCTGCGTCGCTCGACAGCGGGACGAGGTACCCAGAAATGCGGGAGTACCGTCCAGCCGTCCGCCTCAGGATCGGTCGGCGAGCCGGGGAAGAGCAGGACCCAAGCGTTAAAGTCGCCGGTTGCCGCGAGGTCGATTCCGCCGTAACACGGCCGTCCGCGCAGTGCCTCGCGCGTCACCTTGACCGTGCCGTTCTCGTCCCACAGATGCATGTCCAACCAACGGTTGGCCTGTGACACCCACTGATTGAGACGGAACACTCGGAACGAGTTTTGCGCCGTCGGTTTCTGCTTCGCCTCTTGCGCCTCAGCGCGGAGGTTATTGACATTCAGGAACGAGCCGAGCGCCGGATTAGCGAGATACCATCCGGTCCCCTTTGGATGCTCCGCAGATGGCGGCTGACCCTCGTCCGTCCAATCCCAGTCGTCGGGGACGTTGCGGGCAAAGACGAAACGGGCGGCATCCATGTTCTGGTCATCGCGCACCCGTAGCCCGTGCTCGTGCTCCTCAAGGGCAAACGCAGCGGTGCGGTAAGCGGCCGTAGTCGCCGCAATCATGATGGGCTGTTTACGGGTACCGAAACCCTGACGCATGGCATCCCACAGATGCCGGTCTTTCTGCGTTAGCACCTCGTCGAACAGCACCATGGACGGGTTCGTACCGAGTGCGCCCGCCGCATCCCCAGGGAGGACCTGATAAAAGCTGTTCGTCTTGCGATCAATGATTCGCTTGCGCGAGTCGATGATCTCTAGTCGCTTGCTGAGGATCGGCGATAGTTCAACCATCCGCTTAGCGGTGCTGTAAACCAATCCAGCCTGATCACGGTCAGCAGCGACCGAGTAAACCTCAGCCGACTCCTCAAAATCGCCGACGAGGCCAAGTAGCGCGAACGCTGAAAGCAATTCCGACTTGCCGTTCTTGCGTGCCATCTCGCACCATGCAACTCGGTACTGCCTTACGTGCTCGTGGTACTGGTCATCCCACATCATCGTGCCGAACAGTGGCTTTACGATCTCTTCCTTCTGCCACTCTTCAAGGATGAACGGGGCGCCCGCGTGACGTCCCTTGGTGTGGACGATCAGCCGCTCGATGAACGCAACGGCGTGATCGGCCTTTGCTTCGTCGTACCGGAAGAACCCCTCTAGCGGTTCTTCCGGCCCGTATGACGACACCGGTAGCAAGTGAGCACCTCCCAAATTTGGGAGGTCACTCCCTACAGTCGCGGAACATCCTCGGCGGTTACGACATCGGTGATGTACTGCACAGAGCGTGTCGGCGTGAACGTCGAGTAGTCGGGGATGTCGACGAGGTCGGCCTCAAAGGCATCGGCGAGTGCATGCACCGCCGCATCCGTCCGACCACTACGATAGGAATTGCTGTCGAGCGTTATAACAGCGCTCCGGTTTAGCTCGGCCTTGTTCACATAGACCTGATAGACGTTGCTCAAATGTCCCCCTAGCTAAGTAGCCTGATCACGTCAGCATCCGCGCCGTCCTCGTCGGTCGGGCTGATAGCCAATCGCGTGCGGTCGCTCGGCGAGAGGCCGAAACGAGCGCCAAACTTGATCATCAAATCCGCAGCGTCACGCATGATCTGCGCGGCGGGATTCTTGACGAGGTTGCCGTCACGTCCGTTGACGAGTGGCCCATGTTCAGCCATGGCAACGCGTGCGGCCTCAAAGATCCCCCACGCCGAGCAGTAGGCGACGAGGTAAGCGCGGTCAACCTTGGTCACAAGTCCTAGTCGGGCTAGCTCGGGGACGATCCTGCGCCACTCAGCGCGACCCTCACCCTTGAGAGTGACCGGGGGTTCCGGGATATCAGCCGAAGGTCGAGGCTCAGCGCCGTTGAGGGCTCGCTTACCAGGGTTACCGGCAAGCGCCTTGAGCACAGTTGGCTTGGGCGGTGGTCCACTGGCCATTTTCACCCCCGGGGGAAACTAGATTCCGTGCTCCGTGCGTGCTCATGCTGGAAGATGCGCAGAGATGCGCGAAAATGTGCGGCAAATCGCTGACCTTGAGGTTTCCCACGAGTTCGGGCGAACCTGCGCGCGTTTAATCCGAGGGGAAGGCGGGGGTGCCAGAAGGGGAGCCGTTCAAGTTTCGACCTCCCCCTACCCCCCAGGATGGCCCCCATACCCCTCTGACGGCGCCTCTGAGCGCCTCACAGAGCGAGCGAGGGTCCCAGGTAGGGGCCGATGCTGGCAGGCGCTCACAGAGCCTCTCAGGGCTTCCGGCCTCAGCGGGCTCGGACGATCAGCAGGTCATCGAGCCGAGGGTGTCACCCTGTGTCGATGCGACTCGCAGACTCAGTGACATACCGTTACCGGTTACCTCGTCGGCTGTTGCATGAGCGACACAACACCCTGACGTTGCCAGGCTCGTTGGTCCCACCTCGACTCAGCGGCGTGATGTGGTCGCCGGTTAGGTCATCGGTCCGACCGCACCACGAACAGTAAGGCTGACGCTCGATGGCCTCAGCCCTTGCCTTACGCCATGCCCAGTCATACCGGCCAGCGGTACGCGTGCTCTTGCTGGCATACCGCCGGGCACCCGGTGCACCCGCTACACAGAGGGGGCACCCTTCCGTACCGAGGGGGTATAGCCGCTTGTGTCTAGGACACATATTGAAAGGCACGGGTACCCCCCTTGACAGTGGTACAATGCCCGGTTATGGAAACCAAGGAATGTCCGGTATGCGGTAAGGGCAAGCCACTCAGTGATTTCAGCGGACGGCATCGAACATGCCGGGCTTGCCGGACCGCAGAGAAACGGGATGCCGACGCTAAGCGCACCGCCGAGGATCCGCATTGGCGACGTGACCAGAAGATTGCAGCGCACGCCCGGAAGCTAGGCGTCACGGTCGATGAGTTCCTAGCGCTGCGACAACAGCCGTGCGGAGTATGCGGCAAGGAAGGGGAGGTGTTGAGCCCGTATACCGGGAACGG